ATAGGCATTGGGTTCTTATGGAAGGTTATGCCTAGTTCATCAAAGCGCATAAACTTCTCAAAGCGCAGTTCAGGCAAAGCACCAAACGCTGGCACCTTAGCCATGATTACGTTATAGAGTCGGTCTGTATGGTTAGATCTAATGCAGTCAGTAACTCCTAATTCCCAGAGGAGATCAACCGCTTCATTACGATCATCATCGAGGGTCTGGGCAAAAGAACCCATGCGACCCTCCTCCCACTTGCTTATCTGGGGTAGGTCAATCTCATCGCCAATAGTTACTACTTGGTCGGGCTTAAACTTCTTAATAAATGACGCAAGGTTACGAGTGGCAACCCTGTCATGATATGGAACCTGTAAGTCTGAGACTACAACAATTCGCTTAATCGTCATCCTCATCGTCCTGGTAATCGCCAAATTTTTCTGGCTCGATTGGGTCTGGCAAGATCCATCCAGGATAAGAATCTACGACCGATAACATATAAAGAGCGCGATCCTCATTAAAGCCAGCCTTGCGCAATGATTGGTAATACTCATGTAACCCAATGCAGTAAGCATCCAGTTTTGAGTAACCCTGATCCTCTAGCGCCTTAGTTGCTTTTCTTGCCATGTGGATAAGTGTCCCTTACTTTTGTAACAATTCCATAATCTGCTCTTGGCGTGTCTCTATTCTTGCCAATCGGTCAGCGAGAGATGATCCACCATTCGGCGTAAGAGTCCACAACCAACCGCGAACCAGATAACGCAAACCGCCAACAACAATAGTAAGCGTCGAGGCAATGGCAAGGACGAGCCCTGCCCAATCATTTGCCGTCACCGTAGCCCATAGCCTTCGTCCTTAGGATTCAACCAGCGCAGAATCGGTGGAATAGTTGCTAACGCACCAGCGTAAGCGATGTTCTTAGGGTCAGTTTCCCCTGCAGCGACAAGTGCAAGAGCAGCTGTTAGGAATGCTCGTCCCCAACTTGCTAACATTTTTTTCAGGTCTTGTGTCATCTGTTCCTCCTAGTAACGGGATGTTAAAAAACTTCGAATCCGTGTCGCCAGCCTTTGTAAAACTGACGTGGATGTGCTTTGTGTGTGGATTGACTCCCGTGTACTTGCGCCAACGCCAGAGGCTTCGAGCGCTTGCAATCTTTTTGTTAAAGATAACATATGCAATGCGTTTATCTGTTCGGGCTGCAATTCGTATCTGGTCGGCAATGTAAGCAGCTGTAGAGGACGATTTGTCGAAATCAGCATCGAGATCGAGAGCGCGGACATACCCTGTATTACTGTCAGGGTTATGATCGCTCTTTCGGGTTTGATGCCGGGTATCTCCGATGGTGCCGTCAGAGTCACGCTTTCGGTCAGGATAAGCATCGTCTGCCTGTTCTCTTAACTGAACAACCGACTTAGATAGTTTTGGTTTCATCCAAGTAGGAGGCGAGCCTCATCCTCGGTAATGCCCAACTTCTCCAAAATTGCAATTCTTTCAAGTGCTTTTTTCTTTTCATTTTCAATATATGTAGCTGCTTCAATTTTGGCTTGTTCAACTTCTGCAATTTCTTGTTCCGTATAATCGCGCCATGATTCTTCACCAGTTAAACCATTAACAATCTTTTCTTTGTAAATTGACATCATTACCCCTCATAAACGTAAATAGTGCCACCGTCAAAATTGCCAACGGAGGAAATAATTGAAATAGTGCTAATTGCAGTTGACCCAGTATAAATACCACCAGAAACTTGAGGACGATGATCGTTTGCTGTGCTTTGCACACCTACAGATCCGTGATGTACTTTTATTGTATTTTTAGCACCGGACACTTTGAAAAAGCCATCAGCATAATTTGCTGCACTTGTTCCCAAAGCAACCCATTCAATTTTATTTTGTCCATCAATGGCGCTTTCAACTGAGTTAATTGTCGCCGATCCACCGCTAGCCGTATAAGTTGCGCCTGATCGTAATTGTAAACCAGCATAAGAATACTTTGAGGTACTATCACTATTGAATCTAAAAGACAAAGTTGATCCGGAGGATGCACTACTAGCATTATTAACATAAACAAAAATATTGTCTTTAGTGATTCCTGAGACGGTGATTGTAGCTGCACCAGTTAAAGACGTACCACCTGCATTTACTAATGACCATGTAGTTCCACCAGCCGGAGTAGCCCAAACAAAATCCATGTCCGTATTGGAGTTTTTAGTCAATGATTGACCGGTAGTTCCACCTTTTAGATCCATCATTGATGTATCGATAGCAGAGCCGAGCGAACGGATCGCGGCTGCACCATCTTTTACTAGGCTTGTATCGTCTGGAGTAGTCCACCCAAAGTTAGTCGTCGTTGCCATTGTTCTCCTTATATCAGGCTACTATTGTAGCGTTAATCCATTGTAGGGTCGGGCTTATGGTGTTCCAAGTCTCAGGCGCCGGTACTTGATTCCATCTCATTGCAGGAAGGCTATAAGCCACCGGTGAGAGAATTAATGTCAAATCTAGGCGGTTATATCCAGCGCTAAACGTCCAACCTTCTACAAAGCCTTGGAATCGTCCATCCACCATATTGTCAGGTAAATCTGTAATATCTAAAGGTTGACCCATAAACACATTGAGCAGATCGTCGCGGTCTGAGTCATCGATCTCAGGGCTCGTTAAAGGGAAAATAATGGATCTGAATTGATCTTGCGGGTAAGCGCGAAGCGATAGATAAAACGCTGCTTGATCCTCAGCATCGGCTTGGGCTTCAATCGATGTATCGATGATCTGCCCCTGCTCGCCGTAGATAGCAATAGAAGCTGCGTCAGTAGCCGTCTCGGTAGCGTTAGCCTTGTACTTGATTGTGACCTTATTGCGTAAGTCTCCAATGCGCTTTGAGGTTCGGATGCCGTTGGCTAAGGCATGGTTGCCAGTAACCTCGACATAGCCATTAGCAGCAAGATACTGACTGCGATGAGTACTGTCGGCATAGTTAATCCGACCAGATGCGTCCTCGTAAAGATAGCCAAGTCCAGAGGTTGCAAGTCCGCTAACGAGTGAATAAACATCTGTCGGGCTCGATGATCTAGCCGTTAATTCATAATCGCCTGGTTGGTCAATAGTGCCAAGTCCAGTATTACCAGCATTTGCCCAGGTTGTTGTTGGATCGTAATCAGCCCATGTCAAAGCTGCTGGTACTGCGTTCCAATTCGAAAACAACAAAGGTGACAAAATGCTGTAAATCTGATTGCCATCAAAGTCTTTGCTCAATACGCCATCGGTCAGGATCTTAGGCAGTTTCGCAAGTGCGCCAAGGGCGACAATCTTGATTCGCTCGTTAATGCCACCGGTGCCTGATGATGTTACTTCAACGTCGATGTCGGTAACATCGCCACCAAACAGGTTTACATAGGTGCCGGTTGAGTCTTTGACCTTGATTACAACTGCGTCATTGACATCAATGTTGATTGCCGACTCATTGAGGTTAATTAATTCAATATTGCAATAGCCGGCATAAGGTTGAGAATAGATATCCTCACGCCCTGAGGTGATGGTCAGGTTAGCGAGAGTTACGTTAGTGACATCTCCTGCGCCATTGATGGAGACTGCCCAATCAGGTGTCCATGCGGTCATTAAGCCACCTGGAAGGCGCCAGCGCCTCCTGAGCCTCGAGCAGAGGATTCGTTAAGAATTTGGACAATCTGGCGCGCTACGCCTTCCTTATCGATTGCTCCGCTTACGTTGATGTTGTAAGTATCGCCAGAGGATGCAGCTTCTGCTGTTCTAAATGATCCAGCGCTAAAAGAACCAATAGCAGTTGAGGCAGTTGTCGCAGTTGCTGCAACGGTTGAAACTGCCTTGGTGCTTGCTGTGCTTGTTGATGTGACACTAGATGGAATGCTAATGCTTGGCGTACTGATCTTAGAGGCCGTTGAAGTTGTGGAACTACCCAATGAAATGCTTGGCTTAGAAATGGTTGGAATATTAGGCAATAGCGGGATAGCGTTGTAAGCCTTGATTAAGGCGTTGATTCCATCAATAGCCAAAGAGACAAGATTCTGGATGGTTCGAATAACTGAACCGATTACATCAATAACACCGCCGGCAATAGTGGCAACAACTTTGAGCGCACCGCCTAGGGTTACGGTTAGAACTGGCACAATGTAATCAACGATGAACTTGCCAAACTCAGCAAAGGTTTCTTTATTGCGAGCAATGGCATCTGTGATAGGGCTAAACAGTTTTGCAAACTTTTCTAGATTAGGAGCAACCTTGTCCACGATAAGAGTGACAAGAGATTCAATGATAGGCAGTAATCGAGCGCCAATGGATTCCTTAGCTTCATCAAAAGCAACCTGCAAACGAGCCATACGCCCTGCATAGGTGTCAGCGTTTTCGGCAGCTGCTCCACCAAACAAATCGGTTAGTTTTTGCTGTACATCGGTAAATGACATGGCTTTGAGTTCAGCAGATGATAAACCAACACCCAACTTGCCTAAAGCGGCTGTATTGCCGTCGTATGCCTTACCGAGGGCATTTGCTATGCCTTCGAGGGGCTTGCCTGTTTGCGCTGAGATATCAAGGGCTAGGCTTAGTAATTCCTGAGCCTTGCCTAAATCATTTGTACTTAAAGACAACCGCGCTAACGCTGGACGAAGTTGGTCATCGGCGACGCCAGAGGCACGAGCCATCTTATCGATTGAGTTCTCAGTGGCAGCAATTTGTTCTTTAGTTGCTCCTGTTGCCTTCTCCAAAGATTGAGCAAGTTTTAACTGAGACTGCTCATCCTCTAAAGCAGCCTTAACGCCTTCAACGCCGATCTTGATTGCATAGGCTCCAGCAGCAACGGCAGCAGCAGCAAAGGCAGCGCCGGCAACCTTGCCAAACTTTTCTAACTTGCCAGCCGATTCTTCGACGTCACCGTTAGCAGCTTTTAACTTTTTATTAAGATCATCAACGTCAGCAAGGATCGAAAGTTTTAGGGTTCTATTACCTGCCATTAATCCCACTCCTTCAAAATCCTGCTAAATGCTGTTTCCCACTTTTCAACCAGTTGAGGCTGAATCTGACGCAAAGTTGGATAGATGAAATATCCAGAGTTGCCCCTGCCCTTGTTTGGCGTACGCCGTGGGAACTGCTTAAAACGATTAGAGCCAAACTCCATACCGTAAAGTAGATCCAAGGTTGAACCGCCACCGCTAAACTTCTGACGGGCGAATCCATAACTGAACTCACCGATCTTAGAAGTCTTGCTTACCTTAACTCCATCAGCAATACGGCGAGCAGCAGTGCCTGAAACCAAGCGAGTTGCTGCTGCGATCTTAATCTGTTCAGAAGCATATTCAGCAAGAGCAGAACTTTCCTTTTTAGCAGCTTCGACGGCTTCCTCTGACATACCTTTAAAAGCCCTGGTAATACCGCGTAGATCTGATTTGTCATAAGCGATCTTGACTTCATCTGCCATCCGATCGCTCCTTTAAAATATCTATCGCCGTTAATATGTCGTCTGCATCCTCCCAGTATTGCATCGGTATCCCCGTCTCTATTGCTAGATTGACGAGGATCCGCCTTATGCTTCCTGGCTGGTGGCTTTTGGGCTATCGTCTCCGACTGTTACATCAGCAACGGTCTCTGACCAAACATCGTAAGACTTAACAGGCTTTCCAGCGTT